GATTAATCGTGACGTGTCTAAAGGTGTGGCGTATACAGATTTAAAGATGTAACGCGCCTATCATAGTAGATATGAAACTTACGACTATTCAAGCTTCTGCTTTTAAGTCTACATTCGAAGTACTGAAAGATATTCTCAATGACGTCAATGTATACTTTAGACCAAGTGGTGTGTATGTCATCACACTGGATACGGCGAGGACGTCACTCATAGATATGCATCTCGCTGCTGACAACTTTGAAGAGTATGAATGTGAGCAAGAAGAAATCATCGCTGGGATTAACATTTCAAATACTTTCAAACTTCTAAAGACGATCACCAATAACGATGTTCTCAAGATTGCGATTGAATCAAAGGAATATATGAACATAGAAATTATCAGTGAAACGAAAAGGACCAATTCCAAATTTCAACTAAAACTCCTAGACATCAATGAAAGTCGTATCGAGGTTCCCGATTTAGATATGACCACTATAACAACCCTCCCATCAGCTGACTTTCAACGCTTGTGTCGCGACATGTCAAATATTGGCGGGGACATTGAAATTAAGAGATCCGGGAAGAATATCCATCTCACATGTGATGGGGACTTTGCCAATCAAGAGACAATTATCGAGTGCCCGGATGAAAGTCCCACAATCGGGGGTCTGTATAGTTTGAAGTATCTGAATATCTTTACAAAGGCGACGAGTATGTGTGCGTCTGTGCAAATTATACAAGAAGTTGGAAATAGGTTTTTGATTCTAAAATACAATGTCGCAAATTTGGGGGACCTTAAGTTTTATCTGGCGACTAAGGTATCTGAAGATCAGTTGTAAAATCATGCAGGGTTGAGAGTACCTTTTTCATACCAAATGTATTGGTGAGTACGATTTTGGGGAATTTTTTCTTCAAAGTATCTCTTTCATAATATAAAAAGTGTTCGAGTGGAACCTTTTGTCCGTGAAAATCATTCCGCGGACCTGAGTACCGTTTCACCTTTTCAGTAATGTTTCTCTTGGGTTTATCATCGTGATCAACCACCCAAACACTACTCAAAGGGATACTAAAATGCATCGCAGTATTTTCATTCTCACCAGGTTTGAAATTTATATCATCCGAGATTGCGGTGTATTCTTTTCCGTTGAAATAATACTTGACCCGTAAAATCACCCACTTGATATTTTGGGGAAGTATGGTATGTCTAAATTTTTTACCTTTGACGAATACATGGTATTCATCTAAAATACCATCGTCCCAAGATTTACTCTCTTTTAACCAAAAATCATCTTCAATTTGATATTGCATATCATGATCAATTTCATATGAAATTTCCTCAGAAATAATAGAATAATCACGTGGTGTGGTAAGGTATTTATAAAATAAAAAAAGATTACTTAAAAGTTTGAGGAGCATTTCTTTATATAAGATGGAAGGTAATTTTTTAAGTAGATATAACAACCGAATAGAAGAATGGAACAATCTGATAAATCAAGACCCAGAGAATAAGAATAAATATCAAAGTGATATGGCGGAGTATATTATGAAATGTATGCCCTACATGAATCAACACGCTGATGAAACTGAAGAAATATCAAATACTGATAACATATTCAATGTAAAGGAGACCGTTGGGTTGAAGAGAAAGGATATTTTCACAGATTATCTAATAGAGGTTGAAAAACAAAATATAACAAGAAAAATTGTGAAAACAATGGATCAATGTAAAACGTGTCCAAACAGCAATCTTTTACATTTTCACGACACGAGTGATCTCGTGTGTGACTCGTGTGGTGCAATCATAGATTGCCTCATTAGTGAAGAATTAACATATAGAGAAGAACAAGAAACATCCGAAAAAGTTGTGAACTATTCATACAAACGGGAGAATCATTTCAATGAATGGTTGTCGCAATTCCAAGCACAGGAGCTTACCAACATACCTGAAGAAGTCATAGAACAACTTCGATCTGAACTCAAAAAAATTAAAATCAAAAAATTGGAAGACATTACCCATGCAAAAATTAGAGGACTCTTGAAAAAGTTGAAACTCAACAAATACTATGAGCACGTACCATACATCACTAATATTCTAAATGGAATCAAACCACCAAATATGCCACAAGAGTTAGAGGAGTGTCTCCGAATGATGTTCAAAGATATTCAAAAACCCTTCGATACCCACTGTCCAGCCGAACGTAAAAATTTCCTCAGCTATTCTTACGTCCTCTATAAATTTTGCGAACTTTTGAGTGAAGACGAATACCTTCAATACTTTCCCCTCCTCAAATCCAAAGAAAAACTGTACCAACAGGACGTCATTTGGAAAATGATTTGTCAAGATCTTATGTGGGAGTTCATTCCAACAGTTTAGGAAACCTAAGTCGATAGAACCTAATGGTATTTTATACCAAAAATGTCGAGCATGCAACTTGTTTCCGATTCTTGGGAGATGATCTCCCCTAACATTAACCCATATCCCATTTCACACATCCTGAACACCTCCAGGAATCGAAACAGGGCTTGGCAGCTACACCCCCGCCACCAACGCTACGACCACACATGGACCGAGGAAAACCGGGAGCTCTATATCGACAGTGTTGAGAAGAACATCGCACAAGCGAGTACAATCACACTGTCCGTCAAGACTGATGCCCAAGGTAGAGAACAAACGTACATCCTAGATGGTGGTCATCGTATCGATACCATCAAGCGCTTCTGTGGTGAGAAGGGTGAAAACTTTATGTTTCGAGACCCACACGGACGTCTCTACTCCGACTTTAACGATGATACCAAACTCAATTTTGATGGTAGGCTCATCACAGTTGTAACCTACCGTAACCTTACCGAGGAACAGGAGGACCTTCTCTTCATGCGCATAAATCGCCATCTGGAACTTGCGCAGGGTGAAACCATCAACGCTCAGAAGTCGGTGCCCATTTGCATGATCGCCCACCAGATGGCTGACAAGTACAAGCATGTTCTCTGCCATGAGAAGGTGGGCTTAGGTTACTGTAACGGGCAACGAATGGAAGAGAAAGCCTACGCGTTTATCCTCTGTATCAACTTTATCCTCGAAAGGGTTCAAGTCTATGAGAAGCCTGGTACCAAGGTGCTCTCTGAAATTGAGAAGTACCGTTTCATTCAGCCGCTCTCGCTCAATGAGAAGACTAAGCTTGAGAAGGACTTTAGGACTCTTTTCAATGTGATCGAGGTTCCCATGTCTAGTAAGTTCAAGTTCTACGACCTACTGGTGGCCCAGTGGCTCATGCTCAACGCACCCGAGGAGCTTTCCAACTATAAGCGGTTCATGAAGGCGGTTCATATGAAGAACTCAATTTGGGTCAATAAGTGGAAGGACGCAGTCAAGGACGACTCCGAGAGTAACCTCGCACGCATCGCGGGACTTGATGAGAAGAACCTCGCAGCCCGCGTTCGCTTTTTCCGTGAGAAGTTTTGTTAATAAGTGATAGTGTAGAATTGTAATCTGAGGTATATATATATGAAGCCCAAAGTCATCATCCCCCTCAGTAACTCTGGTATCCTCAGTGCCCACGGCTATGAGGGTGTCAGGGAAAAGTCCGAACTTGCACGACACCGTGCACTCATGCGTGTCGTGCGAGCTGGAGAGCCACCCCTTGGTCTCTTCCGCCGTCTAAATGTCCTCATGATCCTCTTCAAGCGTAGGAACCCAAGTTGTCGAAAATTTTCAAGTCCGACCGCGATTGGGTGCGAGAGACGCTGCTATGAGAACCATGACAAAAAACGCAAACACGTTGTACGGATGGTTTTTAGTGTTGGCCACTTCGTCACCCGCAATTTTCCTATATGCAACCCTTCCCAAAATCGCAGTCACTATTATGTACCATGGTACATTCAATAGGTACAGAAGTAAAGACACTAATACATACCCATTTATATACCCATTCGTCGCCGTATATACATGGTCATGCACAAGTTCTAAATAGATATATCTGAACAGCGAAATCACGGTAGCCAGTTTAAATTTTAAGGTGTCCAACGCGAGCATCTTTGTAGTGCCTTAATATATCTTCTACGGATAAAAAAAATGGACACGTCCCATCTATCATTTTTTGTGTCTTGTTGAAGTGTCCCAAACAACCACCACCTTTCCAGTATCCCTCTTTGTTGAAGACTTTTATAATTTCTTCCCTCTTTTCTGAATCAATGCGCTTACCCGTCTTGATCACCATAATCTCGCCACTCCCCCAGTCGTCGTAAATATATTTAAGTTTGGCGAGACGTGGTATCCCATTGGTGACATCCTTTGTGATGTTATCATATTTGGGAAAGTCTGGATGTCTACACTCAACAAAGTAGGTATCATCGAGTACAGTCGCGTAATGTTTTGCAGGGATCTTTGTGTGCAAAGATAGACCACCATCCCAATATACCCACTCGGGTATATCAGCCGATGTATGTGAAAAAAAGATTAAAATGTCACCGGGTTCTGGTGTGTATTCTTCCTTCACACCTGTCAAGAAGGTGTATAACTTGTACTGAAAAAGTGTTACCAGAAGAATACTCACAGTTGTTGTGGTTATTGGGAACGTGAGTAACAATAAAACAAACAGAAGAGTAAATATATAAAATTGTGACTTCCGATCTGTAACCAGAATGTTTTCGAATCTCCGCTTTTCAAAATAAAACATCCGTACTATAATAATGAAATATTATTATTACATAATATTCTTGTATGTGGTGATTTCATTTTACGAATGGTTCTTACACCGTTATATCATGCACGGTGATCCAGAGTTCCTGAGAAAATTTCCAGGAATTGGTTCGTACATGGCTGATACCGCCAAGCACCACGTCGAACATCACAAGTATGTTAATATAGACATGACACTCAAAGACAATAATCATACAACGGAAGTGTATTTTCCGTGGAGTATGACAGTCTTACTCGGAATCCTCTTCTTTCTCACTATACGGAAAGTGATCCCCATGCCCGCGGTGGTCGCCGTCATTGGGGTGTTTCTTCACAATATCCTCTGGAATAACTGGCACACAAGGTTTCATGATTATAAACCAGACGTCTCCGTGACCCAAGGTCTTCCAAAGCTACACATTTTTCCCACAACTTTCATTTATGATTACCTCTGGAGGTACCACACGATTCATCACTCCCAAAAAGGTGAAAAATATAATTTCAATATAATCTTCCCACTTTTCGATCATATATTTGGTACTGTCGGGAATGCATCATGTATCGATAATATGGAATACTGTAAGAAAAATCATCACGATGAAAGGTGTTATCAGAAACAGCATCATTGTTACTCGAAAAAAGATGTAATCAAATAATAGATGATCCTTATCGATCGAATTGTTCGCTACTTTGCAAAAGACGTCTACTTACCCTTGAGGTGTTATGCAAATAAGCGACAAGTCCTAAATAGGAGGGACTGCTGCAATTGTAAAATTTATTGTAAAAAGCCCCCAAATGGGGGAACCCCGGCACTCCAAGAGATTACGATACTTAAGTATAACGATTCTATATTTTATAATAAAAATGGAGCAAGCACTCTACGAACTGGAAAACCGAGTCCTTCCGCATTTAGAAGACGTTAATCTAGAGAACCCAGAGGCACAACACTGCCTCGAAGAAGTTAGGACTCTTCTTGATCGGGTGCGAGAACTCCTTCATGGAACTCTAACGAACCCAGAGGCTCAGTACCAAGAATCTCTACAGTTTTACCGGAGTTTGGCACAGGTCCTCCCCCTAATGGTCCTACTTCAATCTTTCGAATCTCCGCCTCACGTTCCCGACACGGTGGATAATTTACCAGGTACGCCGTCTTCAGACCAGTCAGATGAAGATAGTTTCTGGCCTGGCACTCCGCCGCTTCATTTAGAGACTTGATGATTTTGAATTCTATAATAGTCGTGTTGTCAATGATCATATCTATCCTCAAATTTCCAATCACGTGACCCTTAAACTTAATCAGTACAACCCTCTCGGACTCGTAGGGTATCCCCCTTTCCCTAAGTAAAACTTCCATAGCATTGTGATATACTCTCTCACTGTACCCCGGACCCAGGTCAGAATATATCTCCCGAGCAAAGTCCTCTATATTCATTAAATAATTTTCAAAATAATTCTCTATATACTTTAAGATGGTCAAGCGGGCTCGAAACAATAACAACAATAGCAACAATGAGAAAATTCTAAAATCTAGACCACGTGAAGTTGACATTCCACCACTCGTAATTGGTGATGGTATGTCATGTGGATACGCGGGTATACCCCGTTATCTGAAGAGGGCGAAAGATCGCTTCGATAATATGGGCTACGTTTCAGCATTTTTTAACTACGTCATACCAACAAAGAAATATGGTATAGTGAAAAATATTGATAAGGTTAAAATAGCACTGGGGAGACCAAACATAAACTCCAGAATTAATGCATCACCTAACGTTCACTTTTTTATGGTCGGCATAACCAATGAATCTGGAAATGGTCATACAGTCAGTATTCTCGTCAACCCAATCCAGAAGAAAATTTGGGCCTTTGATCCACACGGTCGGGACTCGCCCAATTCTGAATGGGGGATCGCACTCCGCAGGGAAATCATTCCCATCATACAGAACATGTGGGGTGGTGGTTTTACAATTCGTTATTATAATGGACCAAATCTCCAAGCGGAAAATAACCGAGGGGTATGTACAACGTTTTACGTGACTTTCATGGATATGATTCCATACTTGTTGAGTGGTCAGGGCAATATAAACCAAATTACAGAACTCGCAGCCATGAATATAACAGCTATGCGAAAGTTTTATCTCAACTTTGCTCCCCAAAACGTTGGTAGAATAGTCACCAAAAACGTGACTCAAACTGTGGGGACTCAAAGAAGATCAAGACCCACCTCTATGAATATAAATTCGTAAATATAAGTATGAATGAGCCTCCGCCTCGTTCAACTTCCCACCCAACTTGTGAAAGACCTAAAGAAGGTGAGCAGACTTTCCACTAAACAAAAATGGGAGTACGGGGGGAGATTACTTTTTGATGATACCCACACCTATACAGGTTTCACCCAGGTAACATCAAAAGAAAGAGCTCGTATAGATAGTAGTGTCCTAGAGCCCGAATGGTATTCGAATTCAACGTTCACTTATCACACCCACCCGGGTATATTTTCGCGCCCAAATATGGGGTGTGAAAAATGGAGCATCTTCACCACCCTTCCCAGTAATTCTGACTTTGAAGCCTACATCAAAGGGTACCCAGAAATGAAAATCAATTTCATTTGTGACGCACATGGATACTACATCATAGATGTCCTAAAAGCTGTAGAGATGAACACATGTGCCTTACCAATAAGTATCACTTCTGAGATGAAGACTATACGATACGAGGACTTTCTTTACGAACGCGGGTTTGGAGAAGATAGGTGTGAATATTTTTTGACAACTTTGCCTCACTGGAAAATGTTCATCAATCAGGAGTTGTATCCCCGCATGATGAACTTATATGGAATCTCCATCCACTACTATGGCTATGAGGATGAACCACCAATGGTTATCATCGACGCATGAGTGAGTCCTCCAACTCATCTACCTCATACCAAGCGAGGTGGCACTCCAGAGAGTTGACATCCAACTCACAAATCTCCTGTGCTTCTTCTATGGCTTCCTTGAACCGTAGACGAAGTCTCGGATTATCCGGTGGCGCGTCCTCCGGACGAATAAGCCGTGGTCGGTGGTATAGCCCATTTAGGGTTCTAACCTGAATCTTCCTCAACTTCATCTTGTGGAGACTCTGGTTTTCAGAAAAGGTGGCGAGGCATTTCATAGTGACCTATACTAGATATTTTCTAAGCTTGTAATAAATGTCCTACAACGTCGAACCTTGCACCTTCAAATACCGCGTCTCCTCCCTAGAGAAGGTCGTCGATGGTGACACCATCGATGTCAATATAGACCTGGGCTTCGATGTATGCACCAAGCAGCGTGTTCGCCTCCTAGGTATAGATACCCCAGAGTCTCGCACATCTGACGCTGAAGAGAAGAAGTTCGGTCTCCTCTCCAAGAAGAAGTTGAAGGAATGGTGCCTAAAGGCTGTCGCATCTGAGAAGGACGACATAGAGATCGAACTCAGATGCCCAGAGGCGGATTCTAGGGGAAAGTTTGGCCGGGTCCTCGCGGAAATTTGGGTGTCCGAGGATGGACAGTGGACCAATGTCAATAAGTGGATGTGTGAGGAAGGGTACGCTGTCCCCTACGTAGGACAAAACAAGGCGGACGTCGAGGCCCTCCACATGGCGAACCGGGAGAAGGTCAAGCATCAGTTATAATTTTATACGTTTGTAATATGTCACCCTTTCATTCATTCATGACTTTAGCTGGCATACTTACTACCTGGATGGTACCGGAGTATGTAAAAATGTTCAAAAATATATCACACGGGAAACTTTCTCACCCATAAATTACAAATCCATTTTTCACCAGACTTTACAGGTTTCCCACCGTGTAAAGCTTTGGACGTCCCCAACTCATAATTGTCCAGGGTGTCGAAGCAGAGTGCATCACCCGCTTTGAGTTTGTATTCTCTCCCTATGTTTGGGAAATTTGTTTCACCACCCTCGTAGTCATCGTTGAGGGCTAAAATAAAGGTATATAATCGAGGATTCTCTACGCCAACCAATACATCTTGGTGTGGTTTGTAGTACCCACCCGGTTTGTATCTGAGAACCTGAAGTTTCTCACAATTTCGTATAGGTCGGTCGATATGTTGAAGGCATCGCATGACAATTGTCTCGATGGTCGGATCACCAATATCAAGCCATGCAGTCTCGCTCTTACGGGCAGATTCCAGTACTCTACCTTTTTGGGAAACTGTCGATGGTTCGAGATTCTCTTCAGCTTTTTTTATGATATAGATCCTCTCCTCCGGTGTCAAAAAGTCATGGAAGACCCTTGGTTCTTGATACACTGGTAGTAAATAAACGACCAAGCTTATTAAAAAGAATAAGAGTATCATCTTAATGTAATTATAGATTAATATTTCGAGGTAATCTACAATTATATCTTTTTCGAATTGTTTCAAATACTTCATTCGTATAATCCACAATTTTTCGTAATAAATGTATGATTTCGTCATGTTTTTCTGGTTCAATTACATACTGTCGGAGAAGGTCCCCACCGGTATTTGCCACCATCTCAAAAATATTTGAAAGATCTCGACTCTTATCTTTGTATTTTTCTTGGCGTTGTAAAAAGTTTTTGAATTCATCTTCGTCTATATCATTGAGCATGTAAGCCACACGAATGTGTGTGTTATCTATAGGTCGTCTATCAATGTACATATTTTCGCGGTCCATTTGATGCACAATCATTCCATACTGAATAATATCTTCCGTGGCTCCAATTTCTCGAAGTTCCCTGAACGTGGGTACTCCACCACATGGAATATCCCCATGTTCCCTAGACGTCATCGTCTTATTCCTAAATTCTATGAAGTGTGGGTTGTGTATTCGACCAGTTTCAATTTCACCAGTTCTCCAATTAAACGCGGTGTGGCAACTGATGCACCACATTTGTGCGCATCCACTCGACTTATGGATCACCGTTCCACATTTTGGACATGATTTACTATCTTTATTGAGAAGTTTCATGGTTTCTACAGTTTGGGGGTCACATATATGATCATGGGTGAGCATTTCATTACATTTTTTACAGTAGTGCTTTTCACATAATCCACAGTACCAATTTTCACTAAGAAACCCCTTACATTCTTCAACTGGACACTGACGCACAAATTTTTGCGCACCCCGTTCAACAAATGTCGAACGAGTTCTAACTTGTTCCAATTGTCTGTATGTAGCTTCCATTTCTTCGTAAAGTGTTGTTATTTCGGGGTTTAACGATTGTGTATCCTCCAACTCAAACGTATTATATTTATGGTGAAGTTCGATGAGTTTTTCCTTTTGATTACGAATAACTTTCCGGAGTCTCCGCATCTGTATAATTCTTTCAACCTCCGGTTGTGTCTCCGGCATTAGAGATTTTTCTCGTTCAAAGAGTACATTTTCTCTGTGTCGTTTCAACTCAGTATTTCTAAAATACTTGGTACAGAAGGAATCTACAAATTCACGATTCCATAGGGTTTTACATCCCATGCAGTGGGGATCTTGAAAACACGATAAAATATATCTCTGGGAACAGGTTCTACAACTTGTTAAATCACAAAAAGGACACTTAACTTTTTTGTGATTTATCTTGTTGATTTTTTCACAACATACGTCACAGTTTTCCATTATAGTAAAGGAGGTTTATTTCTTTAAATTAGCCGTACGTTCTTTCTCGGCATTATTATAGGCTTTCAGAACCTGACCCAAAGTTGTCGCCTTTTGAATCCGACTAGTATATACCTTTTTTCGGTTCCTTGGTAACTTGAAGTATTGACTATTAATCTTAGCCTGATAACTTGATTTATTGGTTAAGGTTGCCCTCTTCACATTGTTTTTGGCTGAAAACATGGGATTGTTGTATATTTTCGTTTTGAATTTATTGTTATTTTCCTCGTTACTCTCGTAGATTGACTTTTTTAACTGTTGTTCAAAAATGCGTCGTCGTCTATTGACATCATTCTTCATATTCATGACACGCATCAGGTGTCCCCGCTTTTCACCAAGATTACTCTGTTCAATTTGATTACGAAGCGATACCTTATTGGTGAGAAGATCTTGAATGTCCTTGAGTTCTTTGGAAGTACGAGCTTTGTTGATAGCGCCTTCCCAACCCCGTCTATACTGACCAGTAACACCCGGGACACTATTACGTACAATCTTCTTTACCTTTTCTTGTTCAGCCACAAAATCATTTCTTAGTTTTTGTGCATTTTGTAAGAGATTTCCGAGAGTGTTATTTTGTGCTTTGAATTTCTGTAGTATTCTATTTTG